ACTAGAATCAAAGTACGAACCATTAGATAAAGATGGTTCAAGTGGAGAGATTTATATAAAAAATAATGGTGAAGATGTTATGGCTTTTCAAACAAATGCTAATAATAGAATCTTTACAAACCCAGAAAGAGTTGCACGGTATGAAAGATGTAGATTTTTAAATAACATAGTTATAACCAATGGATCTATGTCAAATATATCTACTGAGGTTATAGATGGAGTAACTAGGCTTAAGGCAAATACTGGTAGCCACTATATTGGATTAACTGGAACAAGTTTGTCACTTAATAAAAATGCACCGACAGATCAAATCAAACTTGCATTTTCTGTTGTTAATAAAAATAAAAATGATGTGTCACCTATTAATCCAGATAAGGTTTATATTCTAATAGAATTTTCTGATAGTGATATTTATGGAGAAGGTCAGTGGGCTAGACTTGAAGTAATGCTGGACAATTATGATTTTGCAACAAATAGATATTTAGTTATTACCAAAGCGTTACAAGATCTTAGAAAGAGTACATCTGGTTTTGACTGGAGTGCTGCTAATACTGTTAAGGTCTATACGACAGTAATTAAAGATGATATTGTGTCAGATGATTTTTATATTTGTTTTGATGCAATTAGACTAGAGAATATTACATCAGTAAATCCACTATATGGTCTTGTAGGATATACAGTGGTAAAAAATAATCATTCTGAAACTATTATTAAATCTGCAAACAGCACAAGTTATATAGAATTTAGGTTCGCTATGGGTGTAAATAATGGCTGATCAAGGCATTAAAAAAGTTACAATTCCAAGATCATCATTACCTCCATCAGGTAAGGATGGTGAGTATCTAGTTAGATATAGAATAGCATCTCAAGATAAAAACAGATACTCACACTGGTCACCAATATATAAAGTTATAGGAAAATCTTTACCAGATAATTTTGTTGCAGAAGATAATGGAACTATTGAGATGATTGGGTCTATTATCATGGTTGCTTGGAATGCTATTGAGGATATTTCGTCATATGATATATTTATTAAATATGATACAGACTCAGATTACTCATACCATGGCTCAGCAATAACCAATTCGTATTCAATAATAAAAGAAAGTAATAAAAATTCAATCTCTGTCAAAGTACAGTTGGGCGGGATATCTAAAGAAATAACAACTATTAATACTGTTTATACTGGAAGTATAAGTTTGGTATAATTATCCAGGAGGAATTATGTCTAAAATACCATTACCCGAAAGAGGACAGCCACTAGATGTAAATTATTTATTTACTATGGCAAATGCAATAAATGATGTTGCACAGCAACTATCACCTTCATCATCTAAGTATGTCACTATAGATGTTCCAGGCGCAGATAGGCAGTCCGTTAAGGCATCAGAAGCAAGAATCATTGGCGCATATAAGATGGTTGTGACAAATTCATCAAAAAATATTGGAGACGAAGAATCCTTTGAATATGTTTATCCAGCAGAATTTAAGTTTAGACCAATAGCAATTGCTACTGCAGAAAATATAGGTCAAACACCTGCAGGAGAAAATGTTTCCGTAGTTCTAAAAAGTGTTGGAACCTCAAGAGTGGAAGGATTGGTACGATTTAACGAGACTGGTAATTTATCAGTTGCTGTTAATATCCTCGTTGTTGGTATACCTCTTTAATGATCAAATGCAAAAAATGTTCAAGAAAAATGTTTGTAGACAGGGTTCACAACTCAATATCTCATTTAGAGATTTACTGTCTGCTATGTGGATCAAGAGTATTTTTTCATCCACCCTCTGATTCGAAGGAAGGCAGATGGCTACTAGAAAAGGAAATAGAACGAGCCAAGAATACAATGTCGCTCCTGTAATACCTGGAAATAAAAAAGTTTGGTTTTTAAATAAAGATCTTGTTAGGATTGTGCATTATAACAGATCCAATGGCATTATGTCAATATATAATATAACAAAAGATCAACTTGAAAGTTGTTTAATTAGCGATTTTAAAAATAAAAGAGAAAGAGCATATACAGTAGGAGAAACTGCTGATTTAGTTAATAGACATAAAAAGTATATGCCATCACTTATGAAGCGTGGAGTTATTCCATTTCCGACTGGTTCACAAAAAGGTGGAGAACGAGGATGGCAAGTAAGATCGTATTACTCTGAATCGCAAGTAAGAGAGATTCGTGATATACTGGCTACATACCATATTGGTAGACCGAGAAAAGATAATTTAATAACAAACGATATTACTCCTACAAAGGCTGAGTTGACACGCCGTATGGGAGATGGTATACTGACATATACGAAGACTGAAGATGGTAGATTTATACCAATTTGGTCAGAATCAATATAACAGAAGGGTATGAAATGGAAGAAACAAAGGTATCAGTAACACTTGGATACACATTAAATCTTGGTAATTTTCAATCACTTAGACTTGATCTGGGTGTTGTAGATTCAAAGCGTGATGGCGAAAATACAGATCAGGCTTTTGAACGTGTATATAAATTCGTTGAAGATAAGTTAGCAGAAAAAATAGCAGAAGCAAAAGTTGAACTAGACGAAAGCGAATAATGTGACAGACAAACAGAAGCGATTTGCTCTGTTAAGTAGGTTTGATAAACATTATAAGTTTAAACTAGAACAAGAGCCACGCTATAACAAGTGGATTGAACAATGGTCTGCTGATGCTCTAATAGAGTCATATGGGCTAGATGTTTGCTATCAATTGCTTGAATATTATTTTGAGGTAACAGACAATCCATCGTGGAATCATTTTGCATATATTGCACATGATATACTTGAAAGAAAACAGGAACAAGAAAAAGATTTAATGGATAGATCACAACGTAGAAGAATGGCAAAGGAGTGGCTGAGTGAATAATACAGAATCAAAACTAATCTCAGCCGTATTAAAAGACAAGCAGGCCCATGTTTTATTGCAGGCCAATATAGAAAATATATTAACTACACATGTTGATGTATGGCATTTTATTAGAAAATACTATGAGAATAATGCTACAGTACCTCCTACCGATTTAGTAGTAGAAAAATTTAGAGATTTTGAACCAGTTGCTGGAGTTGGATCTACTAAGCATCATCTTGAAGAGTTACAGGCAGAATATCTTACAAATAGTTTAAAAGACATTATTAGATCTGCTGCTACAGATGTTCAGGGCGGACAAGGTGTTGAGGCACTTGAAACACTTATTACAAAAACAGCAGAACTAAGAAAAAATACTGCAGCCATTCGTGATATTGATGTAACAGATTTAGATTCTGCTGTTGCATATTTTGAAAATTTAAAGAAGCAACAAGAGGCTGGTGCCATAGGAATTAAGACAGGGCTTCCAGGATTTGACAACTACCTACCCTCTGGAATCATGCCAGGGCAGTTAGGAGTCTTCCTTGCATATCCAGGTATAGGAAAGTCATGGTTGTCTCTCTATTTCGCTGTACAGGCTTGGAAACAGGGTCGTAGCCCTATGATCATTAGTCTTGAAATGTCTGAGGTTGAAGTTAGAAATCGTGTGTTTGCCATTATGGGCGAAGGGTTGTGGTCACACCGTAAACTAAGTGCTGGACAGATAGAGATGGACATGCTTAAGTCTTGGCATGGCAAACATGTTCAGGGTAAGCCAGAGTTTCATATTATTTCAAATGATACAGGTGGAGATATTACCCCATTAGTTTTGCGTGGAAAGATTGATCAATATAAACCAGACTTTGTTATTGTCGACTACTTGCAACTAATGAGTCCAAACCAAAAGTCAGACAATGAAACTGTTCGTATGAAGAATCTTTCTCGTGAATTAAAGTTAATGGCTATTTCAGAAGAGGTCCCAATTATTGCAATCTCATCTGCAACTCCAGACGATGTTACAAAACTTGAGACCGTACCAACCCTTGGTCAAACAGCATGGTCAAGACAAATTGCCTATGATGCTGATTGGGTTTTGGCACTTGGTAGAGGTACAAATAGCGACATTATTGAGTGTGTATTCCGTAAGAATCGTAACGGTTTTATGGGGGAATTCTTAGTACAGGCTGATTTTGATAAGGGATATTACAGATATAAGGATTATGAAGATAAGTCAGTATAATATGCGGTATGGAGATATATCAGCACAAGCCCATCAAAAGGTTTGGTTTGGACGGGATCATCAATGATGACTCTGCCATATATAGATTACAGCAAGAATATATCAGGCTACTGGTATCAGAGATGCGATTATCTGGCTATGCTCCAAGAATTGATATCGATCCACAATTTACACTATCATATAATGAAACAAAAAATTACTTTGAATTTACATTAAGCGTATACGGAATATATATAGGGAGAAAGAAAACAGAATGGATATTAGGGATAGACGGAATCAAACCAGTGTATACACAACCAGTCAAGTTAAAAGAGTACTCGCAGGGTCTGGCATAACTGTAGAAAAAGAAGCAGAGTCAGAATACATAGTCTTTTGCCCATTCCATTCCAACCATAGAACCCCTGCTGGTGAGATTAATAAGTTTAGCGGATTGTTCTTTTGTTTCTCATGTAGCAAGACGGCAGATTTAGTAGAACTTGTAATGCATTTTTCTAATAGAACATATTTTGAGGCTGTTAGATTTATTAAAAGCAAAGAGGTAGAAACAGATATTCTATCTGAGGTTAATAATAAACTAGTTGAAAAAGAAGAATGGACAGAGTTTGACATTGGTGTTGTCAATAGACTTCACGAACAAGCGTTGATTTCTGAAAGAGCAAAAGAATATTTTATTAAAAGAAAGATTTCCAAAGAGTCTGTAGTTAAATTTAAACTTGGATATTCTGAAAATCAAGACATGATATCAATACCAGTATACAACCATGAAGGACTTTGTGTTGGCTTTGTTGCAAGATCAATTGAAGGTAAAGACTTTAAGAATACAACAAGATTGCCTAAGTCTAAACTATTGTTTAATTTAAATAGGGTCAAAACAGCATCTAAGGTTTATGTAGTGGAATCATCTTTTGATGCCATTAGATTAGATCAGGTAGGGTTTCCAGCAGTGGCCACATTGGGTGCAAATGTATCATCCAAACAAATAGATTTGCTTCAAAAGTATTTTAGCGATATAATAATTATTGCTGATAATGATGAAGCAGGCGGTAATATGAAAGAAAAGATAGTTGAAAGACTAGATGGAAGTGTTACTGTTATTAATTTAGACAAACAATATAAAGATATAGGCGATATGGATGATACGTCAATAAAAGAATTGGAATACCAATTTGACAAGTCAATACTGTCTATGCTAAAATAGAAAAGAACAAAGGAGAAAACTATGAGCGTTATTAAGGGACTAAAAAATATCAATGCCCTGCTCGACAAGAAAACAGATGAAACAGGTCCAAAGGTTCGTTGGCTTAAGTTGGCTGATGGACAAGCAGTAAAGATTCGATTCATTGAAGAATTGGATGAGGATTCAGCAAACTATAATGATAAGCGTGGTCTTGCGCTTGTTGTTAAGGAACACACAAATCCAAAGGACTACAAGCGTAAGGCTGTAGACACTCTTGATACAGAAGGTCGTGACTGGGCTGAAGAAATGTATCGCAAGGATCCAAAGGGTAATAGCGGATGGCGTGGTCGTCTTCGTTTCTATTGCAACGTTTTGGTAGATGATGGTATTGAAGCACCGTATGTCGCAATTTGGTCAATGGGTGTAAGCAAGCAATCTTCGTTTAACACTATCCGTGAGTATGCTCTTGAAACAGGAAGCATCTCAAACATTGTATGGAAGTTAAAGCGTAATGGTCAGGGAACTGAAACATCATACACTTTGATTCCTTCTGCTCCAGATAAGGAGCCCTTTAACTGGGAAGGCATTGAGCCATATCCTCTAGAGAAAGCATTGCGTCGTGTTCCATATGCAGAACAAGAAGCATTCTATCTCGGATTTGATTCACCTTCATCTACATCAGCGACGAATATCGACTGGTAGTAGATGAATTACGTACCACTACACTTACATACCCACTTTTCTTTATTCGATGGTATTGGGTTGCCATCTGAATATGTAGATCGTGCTACAAAGTTGGGTATGCCTGCAATAGCAATTACAGACCATGGCTCCCTTTCTGGCCACAGAGAAATGTATCGCATTGCAAAAGCGAGTGGTGTCAAGCCTATTCTTGGCATAGAAGGTTATATGTGTGAAGATCGCTTTGATCACAGAGATAAGAGCGAGAGAACCGATCAACTTGATATGGTTTACAACCATATAATTCTTCTAGCCAAGAATAAGGTTGGCTTAGAAAACTTAAACAAACTAAATGAAATTGCTTGGACAGAAGGATATTATAAGAAGCCAAGAATAGATTTTGAAGTTTTGTCTAAGTATAAGGAAGGTATCATTGTATCTTCTGCTTGTCCAAGTGGAATTATTGCTAAATCAATCGAACTTGGCGAACTCGGCATGGCAAAGAAATATATTAAATGGTTTAAAGAAGAGTTTGGCGATGATTACTATCTTGAGGTTATGCCACATAATGATGAATCAATTAATAGAAATATATTATTGTTAGCAGATGAGTTTAAGGTTAAGCCTATTGTAACTCCAGACTGTCACCACGTTGATCCATCACAAAAAGAAATTCAAGAATTAAAGTTGATTCTTAACACATACTCTAACAAGATTCAAAAAGATGCAACATATGAAAAGTCTAAAAAGCAAGGTGACTTAATGAAGCGTCTTGATTATTTATACGGTGCTGACAGACAGATGTCATTTAATAAGTTTGATATTCACCTATTGTCGTATGAAGAAATTAAAGAGGCAATGGAAAAGCAGGCGGTATGGAGAACTGATATTTATGAAAACACTATTGACCTTGCTAATAAGATTGAAGATTATAACATCAAGGATGGATTAAATCTTTTACCAGTTCAATATAAAGATCCAGATAAAGAGTTAAAGGATCTTGCATATAGTGGATTATTAAGTAAAGGACTTTCAGATAATCAAGAATATATTGATAGACTTGAGGAAGAATTAAAGGTTATTAGAGACAAAAACTTTGGACCGTACTTCCTTGTAGTTCAAAGCATGATTAAT